TAGTCGTGTTAAATGGTACGGTCTAGGAGATTGCCAATGTGGTTGTGCAGGCGATTCCAAAAAGCACATGAAGATTTGGTCTAAGGCCTATGACGATGAATACGATGGTATTCTTAAGGAAAGTATTACTAACCCACCCTGTGGATGTGGATGTAAGGGTGACATTAAAAAGCACCTCTCAACTTTAGCAAACGACGAGTTTCCCCAAGACCCCAGAGAAGAAACAGAATCTATGGGACGTATTGGTCTTTCAGACTGTAAATGTGGATGTGGTGGAAATCTAGTTGACCACATGGCTAACTGGAGAGAATCCACTAGAAAGAAAAACAGAACACCAAGAGAGACTTTATCTGAAGGAATGCCTACTACTTTGGCTTCCTTTAAGAGGGTTAAGGCTTATAGAACACTTGAAGCTGCCCAGGGTAGCTTTTGGTTCTACAATAGGTCTACTAATAATAATACAAATTATTATAGAGAACAAGAAAAATTAGAATGGTTTGAACCCTACCTATAGGAAATATGATGACTAATATACTAGAATTATGGAAAAGCAGATACGCAATGCCAGCCGGTAGGCCTTCCAAGCAATACCCTAACGCTACTACCGTTAGACTAAATGGTGAGTATGTCCCCATTACAGATGAGGGTCCTCAGGTTTGTGATAGACCTAGTGTTGGTGAAGCCAATAAGCACCGTGCTAGAGGAGAACAGCCTTGTGAAGGTTGCTTAGAGGCTAGTCGTGAGTACATGAGAACTCACAACGAGAGAAAAAAGAAAGAGCAGATTGCTCAAGGCATTCCATTAAAGGGTCGTGGTCGTCCTCGTAAGGAAATTGACCCAGACGCTCCAGTCGACGTTTCTGATGTTTTTCCTGGTGGAGGCGCTTCAAGTGGTAGTGGCGGTAAGTGGGATGAAGAAGATGGTGCTAGAGTCGTACGTCCTACACAAAAGCCACCTGCACAAAAGGAACACCCCTTAAATCTAGAAGATCTTGCTAAGCACCTTGCTGGATGTCCAGATTGCATGGAAACATTTATGGGACACCTGGACGACTACATGCCAGACGAAGAGGAATAGAATAGATGTATATGGAAGAAACAGCTGCTCAAAATATTATTAGAGTTGTAGGTATTTTAACAGCTATCCTTTCGGGCCAAGAAGACGAAGCCTATAGTATGGTATTAGAGGGTGATCCTACAGAACTATTTAGTGCTCTTACGGGTTTGCTTTTATCAACTTTAAATACTGTTGCTGAAAGAGAGGGTAAGGATGTTCAAGATTACCTACAGGAACTTGGAATAGCAGCTGCTAGATCTCTATGAAGTTAAAACTCTAGCTATGTCACTTGATTTACCAGAAAATGTAACCTATAATTCAAGGGAAAAAGATTCTTTAGAGATCTACGTACCCTACGAAATTATAACCATTTGGAATTGCCAAAACTGTCAGGTTGTATTAGAAGCACACATACTTGGCGAAAATCAACGTTTTGAAGGCATCATAAAAATTCAGGGAGCCCAGTCAGCACTTTGGCAATCAAAGCTTCCTAAAAAAGAAGATCGTGCACGAGAATTTCTAAAAGAAACTTTAGAACAGAGAATCAACAAGCATAAGATAGGACATAAAAATGCTTAGATACAGTCAAGTTCCAGATAAAAGCTCTAAAACTTTAACAGATGAAGATCTAGAGTTAAAACAGGATGAAAAAGATTTAGAGTCCAGAGAAAGACCTGTCAATGACTAATGTTTTATGGACACGTGCTTCATTTGGTCTTAGAACCAATACAGTCTCTAGTGGTAGAGTCTATCTTGGTAGTGTTGTAAAAACCGATAACGACTTTGTAGCTCATTTTTTAGGAAAAAACAAGACGTACTATAGACACTTTCCTAGACAAAAAGATGCTATGACCTTCCTAGAAGGAAAATTTCAGGAGATCTAGTGGCGGAACAAACCCCCATAACGCATGTTTATATCCCAGATACACAAGCAAAAGAAGGAGTTCCAGAAGATCATCTAACGTGGATTGGTCAATATATTGTTGATCAATTTCACGATAAGCCAGTAAAGATTATTCACGCTGGTGATCATGCTGATATGCCTTCACTTTCTATGTATGATGTAGGTAAGAAGGTTATGGAGGGCAGACGTTATATTATTGACATTGAAGCTGCCAATAGAGCCTGGGATAAGCTAAATAAGCCTCTAAAAGATTTTAAAGCTTTTCAACGAGCCAATCACCGTAAGATTTGGGAACCAGAGTTACATATTACTCTAGGAAATCACGAAGATAGAATTTCTAGAGCCATCAACTCTGATGCAAAACTAGATGAAGTAATTGGTCTTCACCATTTAAATTATGCAGATAGTGGATGGAATGTTCATAACTTCCTCGACGTACTCTGGTTAGATGGGGTTGCTTATGCCCACTATTTTTATAACCCAATGACAGGAAAGCCTTATGGCGGACAAAATATCGAGACAAGACTCAAGAACATTGGACATTCTTTCACGATGGGCCATCAACAGACACTCATGTATGGTTTACGATTCGTTGCCGATAAGAGTCAACATGGACTCGTTGCAGGGGCTTGTTACCTTCACGACGAAGATTACAAGGGACCCCAGGGAAATGCCCACTGGCGAGGAATTATTGTAAAACATCAGGTTCGTGATGGAAGTTATGACCCAATGTTTGTATCCCTGGATTACTTATGTCGCAGATATGAGAATATGTCTCTTGAAAAATTCATGAGAAAGAAATATCCCAACCTGTAAAATCTAGGTAGTCCCAATATAGTATTGAACTTATTGGAGATCTATGTCAAGAAAAACGTACAGAGTAAGACTTAATAATACAGTCTCAGCATATAATAAAGAATATGCACTCCAAAATCTCTCACTTCGTTTTAGTGGTTATAATCCACAATTTACTGAAACCAGTAATGGTATCCTTAGTTTTTCAGTAGATTCAGATGAACACCTTACAAATGATATTGTAAGAGATAAACTTTTACACTCCAGTTTTGTACTTTCAGTAAGCAGCGGTGATCCCAAGAAAAGAGTAATTAAAGTTCCCAAAATTGGTATTGCTATGAAGTTTGATGAACTTAAGGATACTCAACGTCATGCTGGATTAATGGTAAAAGCCAAAGATACTGGTAGAGTACTATTTATCCAAAAAGGCCCTGAAGACAAGCATGGTGAAAATAAAGGACTATGGGAACTTCCTGGTGGCCACGTAGAGGAAGGTGAAGACGTTCTAGAAACGGCTTTACGTGAATGGGAAGAAGAAGTTGGAGCTAAACTTCCAAAGGGTAAGATTAAGGATAGTTGGGTTCAAGTTACTGGGAAGGGTAAAGAGTACCACACTTTTGTCTATGTAATTAAAAAGGAAAAGTCTGTTAAGATTAATCCTACAAAAAAGACAGAAGCTTTTGAGAATCCAGATAATAAGTCTAGAAAGCCAATGGATATCGCAGCCTGGTTTATGCCAGAAAATCTCCAGGTAAAAAGATATGTTAGACAAACTCTCGAAGAAACAGATTGGGCAAGAGTAAGAGAAGCTACTGGTGGAGACAGTTTTCAATGGCAGAATGGTCAGGGAACTATAGATAGTGCTTCTTTAAACCCACAAACAACTGAAGAGGGTAATTCTGGAATTACTCAAAAGCTATTTACACCTGGAGAAGATGAAATGTCCTATACAATTGGTGACCACACAGGGTCAAAGGTAGATGACCCAAGATTAAAGGCCTTAGATGGAATTGCAGATGATGAACAAGAAATTACTTCACGTCCAGCTACTGCCTTATTATTTAGTGATGGAGCTATGCCAACAAGTAAAGAAAATTCAGGTAAAACAGGTGCTTTAGTTACCTCATGGGTGGTTCAAGCTGAAGTAGAAAACATGAACAATGAAGGTATTGGTTCTATGTTTGTACCAGGAGGAACTCCAGAGGACAGCGTAAGTAATATTACAGATGTTCAAGCTCCACCTCCAGGCCCTCAGTCTAAGCCTGCTGGTCAGGGTATTACCAACACCAATAATATTCCAATGAGTAATCAAGGACAACAAGGCCCACTAAATAATCGTAGTTGGTACACAAGTTCATTAAACTTTGGATTAAGCGAAACATACGATGAGGATTATGGAACCGATTATCCCGAATTTTAAGTACTACCCTGTTGGACAAGCTGTTATTGACTTTAGTCCTGGCGATTTTATTAT